AGTCCTATGAGTTGCTTCAACTGGACAAGATGGACTATGATATATTCTACCATCAAAAATTAAAATGTCACCCCTGTTTGGAGATTCTCTCCTCCATTCTTTCATAGAACCAAGATCTTCATTTGAATCATATTCAGAACGATCATAGAACACTGTGTCACCATCTGCGTCATTTACATAATATAAAATGCCGATGTGAGGTACAGAACGGATATCAATGTGAGGACATGGATTTATAACTTTGTCACGTTTTACAAATAAATTAATCTGAGAACGTAAAATTTCTCCAGATAAATGATGTCTATTAATTAGATCTTCAATTTCAGTATGATGAACCAATGGACCAGTAAAATCAGAGCAGGAACGATTATCAATTACTAATGGATGGGCAAAAATTGACACATCATCAAATTTAGAAAATTGATCAGGATTAGTTCCTTCAACTATAGTAGATTTTGTAAATTGCCAATTGAAGTCTGGTTTAGACAAGTGGTGTTCAATAATATCTTGATTATTTTTACTCACCTGACCAGTGCATCTGTGAAATAAAACCTCACCTAACGTAGGATGATTTAATTTTGTGAGACCAATGGTCATATTAATAATGATAAATGGACAACTCCTCCACCTGGACTCGAACCAGGGACAGGGTGATTAACAGTCACCTGCTCTACCAACTGAGCTATAGAGGATTAAAGATCTAGGGGGGCGCTGCTTCTATAATGCAGATCTTTTGTACTCCCCCGTAAATTATACGCTATAATTACTATTTACAAGAATTCTGTTTTGGTGTTTATTTGGAGAATGTCCTGTGTGAAAGTATAATCCATTGAATATCACTAGTCTATTCTTCTTTGGAGATATGCGTTGTTTTTCTGTAAATTGTTCACAAAACTTTGTTTCATTGTAGATAACAGTATCTCCATCACTATCATTTATATAGAGAATAGATGCATAGTGTGGATAAGTAAAATCTTGATGAGGATCATGCATTGAATTTTCTGGTGATATGAGAGTCATATCAAACCTACTGCGGTAACAACTATTTTGAGAAAATCCAAACGTTTGTTCTACTTTCAAGATATATGGAATCATAAAACTTGAATTTGTGTTTTGAAAATCTAAGTTTCTTTTTGGATCATGAGTAGTAAAAGCAAGTCCATGACGCCATGGAGACTCTGGAGTATCCATTATATGGTAAGAAGATATATTTGGTCTATATTGCCACTTACAACCAACAATGGACCATTGTTCAATGAAATCTATGTAAGATTCATCTAAAAAATTATCAATAACCTCAACATCAATCATTATACACCTCTTTGAATAAAAATGCAAGTGACATTCTGCATTCAGTACAATATCTATTAGGAGCGCCACCTCTATGTTCTAGACTGGCATTAAATAAAACTCCTTCATTTGGAGTTGGATTGACATTAATATAATCCCTATCTTTTGTTCGAATAACAAATTGACCATCCCAACTATAATCCCATTTAGAATTAATATATGTAACAACTGTCCAGGCATTGTGACCAGGGACATCATAATCATTATGCCAACCAGATTCCATACCATAGAATTGAAAGTTGGTATTGATTCTAGTTAATTCTACATTCTTTTTTATAATTTTTTTAAGTGCATATTCAACATAACGGGAGGAGTGTATAAATTTATAATTCCATCCCAACTCATTATTATTCCACTTAGTATCTTCATGTTGACCAAATAAAGGTTGTTCAGAAGTTTCTCTTTTATCCCAAACAATAGTATTATTTTTGAAATCAAATTCATCAATTAAAGTATCATAGTATGACCAAGGAAAAATATTTGATATTTGAAAAACTTCATTACAGTTAGATAGGGATTTCCAATTCATTATATACCTCCGTCAACTTTTAGCAACTGCACCATTACAAACCTTCCAAGTTTTTGCCCCATATGTTCTTCTTCCATAAAAACTTTAGTTGCTGCATGAGGAACTGCTCCAGGAAAAATAATCATTCTATTATTCTTACATTCAATCTCTATATCAAACAAAGGAAATTGTAAGTTACCTCCAGTAAATTTTTTTGGTTCGCGAAAGAACCAAGTAAGACATGTCAATCTAGAGTAATCTCTATGAACTTTATATACATCACTATCTTCATAATATGCAATTTGACTATAGTCTTTTTGAAGAGCATCGACATCATTGATTAACCAATGAGGATGATCTTCAAACAAATTCATGTTAGAAAACAATTTTCTATTTACACTTAAAATATTTGAATGCTCTCTATTCTGTGAGAAGAATGGATCCAACCACATAGTCCAATTATATTTTAATAATTGCTTATTACCATATACATCTCTATCCCATGCTCCGCCATTTTCAATGGCTGCTCGATTCATTCTTTTAGGACTACAAATGTAATCTAATTCTTCCCAAATTTCAGTTAATTCTTGTTCATTATAAAAATCATCAACTAAAACATATGGAAACTTATCCAATTCATTTGAGTTAGTAATTTTCATGACAAAATATCCATATTAAATGACAATGTTTTTCGTACTACGTCACTTTTGTGAACAGTAACTCCATGAAGTGCTGTTCCAGGAAAAAATAATATTGTACCTTCTTTCACATTAGGATAAAATAAGTCATGAGTGGAAAAGTTTTTAAACAGATGTAATACTTTATTACTTGCGAAATTGCTATATCTATTGAAAAAATAAAACTTAGAAAAATCTACGCCATCATTTAATACTATTGTAGCACCAATATCAGTTCTATGATCATGAACTTCCTGATAATATCCTCTCTTGTAAAGATTTATCCATGGTTTATAAATTCTTACATCCACTTTTTTATTCCATTCTTCTGAAAATTCATCAATAGATGGTTGAATTAACTCAAGAATTTCCTTTGAATCAATCTCAATTCTATCAATCAAACATTCATCACCCCAACTGAATGGTGAGTTATCAACATTAGTTTGATAATCTACATATTCTTTTATTTGCTCTAAATTATTTACTTGGTAAGACCAATAAAATGAAGATAGGAAAGTGGGATAAAACATAGTAAAACTTATAGGAGTAGGGGGACTTGAACCCCCACGAGATTAATTCTCAACAGATTTTAAGTCTGGTGCGTCTACCGATTCCGCCACACTCCCATCAATATAGAGTAGACCAATTTGTTTAGAGTTACAAATTTCCCAGGTAGGAGGATGAAAAGCACAATACTCATTAAAAGTAATTTTCATCTCTTTATCAGTCAACCCACAGTTTCTTGCTGCCTTTGGCAAATTCCATTTTGCTGACCAAAGGTTTTCCATTGACTCACGAGTTTCAGGACGCATTTTCCTCCATAAATTGTTTCTGAAATTCCTCTACTTGATTTTGAATCTCATCAGGAATGGGAGCAACTTCATTTACAGGAACCATCAATACAGATTTTCCATCAGAACGAGTAATTTTCCAACAAACACGTTGATTATCTGTGAGATCTAAAAGAAACTCAAGATTATCTTCTGCTTGTTCAAGTGTAATTCCAATTGGTCCAATCATTTTACAGCAAAACAATAAGTAATCATATCAGGATCGAGAATGTTTTCAATCTCACTGACAGTTTCAGAGAAACCTTCAGAACCTTCTTCGTCCCATTTCCAGTTTACAGTTTTATCGTATCCTTCATCGTCTACGATATTAATTGATCGTTTTGAGAAATTGACAAAGACGTGTGCTAGTTTAGCGTCCACTGATGACTCCTGACTACTTATGTAGTATAGCAGGCGCGAGGTGCCCTGTCAAGGGTCAATTAATAAAGACTGTCCTACCAAGGATAAGAACTGCTGCTTTCGCTTCTAGGAGCATACCAGTGCCACAGGTAATTGTTGCTGCAAGACTTGCATTCATTACAAGCGCACCTGCCACTACATTAACATTATACAGACCAGTAACAACATTACAGTTATATCCTGTTGTTCCACATGTAAGTGAATATGGTCCAAGTGGATTGGCAATGGTATATCTGGGAATAGCATCAGCAGATAAACCAGGTGTCATCACTGTTTCAACAGAACCACCAACAAATCTACGAATACCAGTAAGTGCTTTAGGAATAGGAGAAGGTGGAGTATTAATCATCTCTACTAAGTGTGGTGTAACAAGTTCAATTGAGTTATCACCACTAATGATTGTCTCTCCTGCCGAAATTGAGCACTGACCACCACTAGATTCAAATACACTGCTAGTAAATTTAGAAGATAAAGATCCTACATTAAATTCTGCACCTTGAACCTCAAATTTAGCACCAACAGTATTGATGTCTACATCAGATCCAAAACGTATAGTGTGTTTTTGTATATTACTGTCCTTAGATTCACCTTGAGGATCTGCAATTGTAGGAGAACCTTCAGCACCAAAGAAGAATCCACCACCAACTTCAATATGACAGTTGCCAGTAATTTTTAAGTGGTAATCCCCTTCAACAGTAACAGTCTCTGCACCGTCAACAATTTCACACCTATCCCCGTGAACTTCGCTGGTATAATTACCAGCATATGATGTATGATCTGCAATCAATGATCCGCTATCACCTTTATTATCATTTGCTGATTTTACAGAGGATGCGACTTGCTTCTCAAGTTCCTCTGCATCCATATCTGGATTCTGTTCACGGATTGCTTTTCGAGCAACATATTTTGCATTTTCATTCTGATTTATTTTTACAGAAGTTGATGTTGTTCCACTTGCAGTTTTCTTTACACTTGCCTGACGACCAGGTGTACCAACAAACATTTCATAAGAACCATCTAACCAGGTTTTAGCGGCAGTTAGATAAGGATCTGCTTCACTAAAAATGTTATCAAAAAGTCCACCACTGTCATTAGAACCACCACAAGTTCCTCTACTTTTTCCTCGAATTTTATTAATTTTATCTAGTTCTTCGGGAGTACAATGAGTAACACCAAATAAAGGATACCAACCTACAGTATCTTTACCACCATCAGGTGTACGATCACAATTACTACCAGCAAATTTAATAAACAATGCAATCAAACCAGTAATACTGGTGATACCTTTTTTAAGAAGATCGGTTCCTGCTTCAAAGATTTCACTACCTGCTTTCCATGCCTCAATGATTTCCAATGCTTGACCAACACCATCAACAATTGTTGTAACTCTGTCAACAATTGCAAGAACTTCATCAAGAAGTTTCTGGACTTGGCAGATAACAGAATCAATGGTTGCTTGTACTCCTTGTAGAACCATCGATGCTTTATCAATAATCCCATCAAGAAAATCTTCAAGGAAACCAAGAACTGTGCCAATAGGATCCTCAATGAAACTAATTAATTGAGCATCAATATTACAGAGAGACTTAAGAATTGTTGATACTGCTGCCTGAATAGCAGTAAAAATAATAAATGGAGCACCAGTTGCACCACCAAGAAGATTAACAAGTTCTAATTGTTCTGCAAGATTAGCAAGTGATTGCCTCATAGCAGAAACTACTTGTGCAAATACACTACCTAAAAAGTTTTGAAGTCTTACTGTAAGTTGTTGTGCAGTAACTAACTTACCAGTAACAATATCCATGAAGTCACCATCTTCTGCACGAATAAGTAACCCAGCATGATCAGCAAGATCTTCTAAAAGATATGATAACTTATACTCTAATGTTTTCCATGGACCACCAACACCATTTGCAGCAGGAATTGGTTTTTCTGGATTTCTAGGTTTCGATGCATTACCACCACTACCATTAATTCCAGATTGACTTCCTACATTATTAGGAGAACCAGGACCAGAAGTTTGAGAACTACGATTCTCTCCTTTCTGATTAGGAAGATCTACTGTGTTATCTTGCTTTGCTCTATGGTATCCTTCTTCCTTAGTGGATGCCATACTAGAGTTAGGATTACCAACTGCCATGGTTGCCATATTGACACCCACACCAGGTTCCATCTTCTCACCAGTGAAGGCAAACTGCTTTACATCTTGAGTCTCAGCAGATTTTTTAACTCTCATCACACCGATAACAATCGGCATCTGTGCAGATTCTCCATCCATGAAGAATCCCATAACAATAGCACCAGGTTGTAGTTGACCAGAACTTTCACCCTGACCATCATTACCTGGTTGGCATGTATGTTGTAATACGGTTGCCCATGGAAGATTATCGGTTGGAAGATCCGATGTTGTTCCACCTCTCACATTAGTATAATACCCAAGAACTCGAACGCGAACACGTCCAAGTTCCATAGGATCTTCATTGTCTTCTACTTCACCAACCCACCAGAAGAATCCATCTTTACCGACAAAATTTACTGTAGGTTCATTAATAATACCGTCAATTGTAGGCATCTTAAATTTTTATCCTTACGATTTATTTATTAAGGTAACCAAAATCTTCCAAATACTTACGAGTTAGTGGTGTTGGATCATATACTTCCCACATGTTACCACCAGCACATGCTGCTAATGCATTCATTGTCATGTTTTCAGTTCTACCTGCCCAACCAGCTTCTGCTTCCCATGGTAATGCTGATTTAGGATATGTACGCTCTGCTAATACACGCCAGATCATTGGAACTTCATCCTCTGGCATAATAATAGCAATGAGTGAGTTATCAATAGTTCCCGCCATACAATCCTGTGCTGCGTGCCATCCTTCATGTCTCATCACCATCATCAGAGTACCTGGTTTACCCATGTAGTCCTTATTCAGGAAGAAGTTATTGGATACAGTATGGTATACACCACGATGTCCTGCAGGGAAATACTTACTATCAGCAAGGAATACACCTACACCAACTTGATTGAGTGAGTGTAACATATTATGAAACTCACCAGTGACACTCGTGAAATCTTCAGTGTTATCATACTCCGATGAGATGTCAAGCATGGAGTTTACTTTCACTACATCATCGGTGCATTCACCTAACAGCATACATCCCATAGAGTGCATGGTATTGTAGTCAGTTTCTTTAATCGGTTCTGCTTGAGCGGGAATAATAATCGCGGTCGCTGCAAGTGCAGCAAGAATTGCATTAGTTAGTTTCATTTAGTTTCATTTCATAGATACCAATTTCGTTTATACTCATCATATTGAAGGAGAGTATAACTCTTTCTTTATCATTAGTGTTTGGATTTGCATAATGTAAAAGTTGAGAAGGGAAGAAAACGACATCTCCCTCTTTAACATTAGGATTGTAATCCATATGATCCCCAGAAGAAAACTCTGTAAAGGGACTTAAAAAAGTTGTAGAAGAATGTATATTGGGATTATAATCCACATACAAAACTGCTGCCCAACCATTCGATCCATGATTATGGACACAATGGTGATCACCTTTTCTTGCTCGCTGCGTCCATACATTTCTGATGTATGCAGCATGTCCAACATCTTTTCTGAATTGTTGTAGAACTGGTTCTATAAATTCATCAAAGATATCAAAGTAATTTGACTTAGATTTATCTAAGTAATCCGATGATACTGTATCGTCTTCCCTATCATAAGGTGGCAATGCACCTAACAAAATAGGTTTGTAGTAAGACCAATTAGGTACAGTATATTGTAATATAGGAATCTTAAATGGATGATGTATTGTCATAATAATTAATTCATGGGCGAAGAGGGGATCGAACCCCCGACAATCTCCGTGTAAAGGAGGCACTCTACCGCTGAGTTATTCGCCCTTACGAGTAAAACGATAGAGTTCCGTAGAACCCCATACCATTTTACCTGTTTTTAGGTCTAGACCTCGATCACAAGTATGTAGTTTGTCACCATAAGCATGGATTTCAGAGATTACTTTATCACCCCTATAACCAGTACAATTTTCACCGATTATTTCTCCATGCCAAACTTGACCGTCGAACGTAAACAGTATATCACAGTCTTCGTGTCTTGTCCAGTCTAGATGATAATTTTCTACAATAACTTCGCTGTCAGAGAGATAAACAAATTTATGATTCTTTTTCCGATAAGGACTACTAGGGCCCTCACATCTTTTAAAATTCATTGATTGGAAACCCTCTTCATGAGACTTCCAAATAATCTCGACAGAAACCCAATTTGTAGGATCTGATTGTGCTTGATACTTATTTGTCCAATGACCTATCAAACATTCTTCAAGACTCATAGCATCTCTCTCAACCCCTACATGGTTATTCTAAATTAAAATAGTTTTCTTGTCAAGTCAATCTTCATAAACCAAACATTCTGGTTCTGAAGGATTTTTATCACAGAATAGTTCTATGTAACTAGGATCATGATGATCTCCTGCTTCAATCTCTTCTTTATGATTTTCAGCATAATCTTCCAATTCATGCAATTCACCTTCAATGTGGCGACGTTGCTGTGGAGATGTAGACGAGTCGTCTAAGATCTCTTTATCTTTTTTAATGTGTTGCTCGATACTTTCCATAGTACTTCTTTATACAAATAATATTTAGGTAGACCGCCTTGGCACAGAATCTTTCAATAACAAGGCTTCCGTCATCATTGTAGTGCCCATAATTTTATGTGTCAATCCACCAATGACATATCTTCCACTGTACTTTCTATCTATATCCGTAGTAGTATTCCTTTTATAGGTTGCAGGCAGAATTACTTTTATCCCTGATCCTGCATACAAATCAAGGTTGCCAGGAACTGTAATCATCAATTTAATATTTTTTAAGGATTCAATTCTCATCCATTGATATGCTTGAAGTTCTACTAGTTCTTCATAATTTTTTTGAGGATTTTCTTGAAATTTAGGATCAAAAATTTGATTTGATAATGAAGTATATCTCACTCTTCTTGGATAGTTGACAATTTCTTGAATTGACTTATCCATAATTGATAATGGATTGACTGATCTTTTTTCACCTAAGTGTGACATTTTTGGCCACATTTCAGAAATTCCATAACGATAAGCATCAACTGACATATCAGTACTCAACCCCATCTTAGATTGTGTTACAGTGACAGGATCAAACCCAATACTAAACCCAGACCACGAACCATGGCGCAATCCAGATAAGAAGTCTCTTTCTTCTGGAAATACAACAGATTCAATTTTAAATTGATCACTTTCCGCTGTACCTGATTGTTTTGTACTGTACACATATGTGTACAATTTAGTTTCACCTGTAGTAAAATTAGTCTTTGACTCAGATTGTTTATTTACATTATCAATAATTTTATCGATAGACTTAAAATTAAACCCTAAAGAATTTTCATAGAAAATAAATCCATTTTGAAGAGTGCCACCTTTTCTTGCCTTTCTCACAGACCTTTGTGCAATCCAGTAAATGCAATCGAATGGTCTCCAATTTGGTGATACAAATTGTTGCTTATTTACACTCTCTTCAACAAATACACTCTTTTTAGTTTTTATAAATCTACCATCTGTACGTAAAAGTTGCTCTACAATACTAGAAGACTCTGTGGATTTAAATATAACTTCACTATTTCCAAATACATTGTTGATTTCATTTTTAAAAAATTCATCACTGGCACAATTTACGATAAATGAATCTGCTGCCGCCATCCTGGTTCTTGCTTCAATATCATAAGCTCTTAAATTATAGGATCTATCAAGAATTGTCCCTTTAATCTGAATCCTAAACAATTCAGATCCAGTCATGGCACCAATAAATCCAGAACCATCGTTAAAAATAAGTTTTGCTTCTATAGTTGATGAAGTAATACTTTCGTAAATTTCCATACCTACAATAAAATCGTAGATATCATCATTACCATCATCACTCTGAAGTTTTTTACCATCTCTAAAGACGTTTACTTTTACCTCAACATCTCCTGCCTCAGATCTTTTAATCGTCATTTAAGTATACCTCTCAAAGGATTAAGAGTGGATTGTAAAGTTGATGCAATTGATTTCGTAGGACTAGATCCTCCTCCTACCATCATTGGTTGATTATTGTTAGAACTTGACATTGCCACCTGAACTGCTTGTTTTGCTGCTAGTATTGCTTGACTATTTACACCATTTTGTTGTGCAATAGCAGAGAGAGCAGTCTGAATCATTTGTTGACTTTTTTCGGTTATAGTATTACGAGCATTATTTCTTTCATCTGTTTGTGATTGAATTGATGACTGATTTGTTCCTGTTGGTGGAAGGAATTTACTCTCAGGAGCAGAATTACCACCAGCACCAATTCTTAATCCAGTAGCACTCGATGCTTTTCCTCCAGTGATACTCGCTATGATTGATTTTGCTTTTGGTGATAATGGTGCTCTTGGTTTACCACTATCCATATCAAAACTAGAACCAGTTCCTCCATTACCAGTAGAAGGACCATAATCACCAGCACCATATCCACCACCAGTGCCACCATTCTCAATTTCAGCAAGTGAATGTTTGACATCTTTATTACCAGCAGTATTAAAGAAGTGATTTTTATATTTAACTACATTGACATTTTGTGAGGGGTCATTAAATGCAGAACCAGTTCTAAATCCAGTAGAAGCCATTAAGTAGTTAATTTGTGCTGCTTGTAAACCTTCTGCTTCAAGAGTTCCTCTGAGATTTGCAGGATTTCTTGCCATTTCAATTGCTTCCTTGGCAGATTGCATCTGTGCCGCTGATCTACTATCATTAATACTACCACTACTAACAGGTTCATATTGATGTCTACCCATAATAACACCAGTCACAGACTTATCATTCGCCATAAACATTCCAGGTCCAACTTTTCCTGATTGAATAAGTCCTGCCCTGTTCAATACAGAACGAGCAACAAGTGACATACCAATCTTACCTTCACCACCTGCTTCTGCAAGAACTAAACGTTGTAGTAAAGCATATTCACTACTATTCATCGCTCCTGCTTTCTGAGCTCCTCCACCATTTGCACCTGCACCAGGACCAACTTCTTTAAGTAGAGGAGGATTTGACATACCCATAAATTTCTTCATCATCTGACGAAGTTTATCTCCACCCGTACCATCTTTTTCATTTCTGGATAATTTATGCAAGTCAGAACGCTCACCAGTACCATTCCAGAATTGAGGACCATAGTTATCATGAGGTGATCTACCATCTTTGTTTGACGCTGCTTCAGCGTGCGTCATAACTCTTTTTACGGTAACATCAGATGGTTTCCATCCCCAACCTTTAGCAACAACCGCTGCTTCTCCCATCAAACCATCAAGTTGAGGTTTTGTTGGTCCGTAACTCTCCCAATTCCAATCTTTCATGGCAGCAATTGAAAGACCTACATTTCCTGTGTTCCTGTAGTATGTGTGAGCACCATGTCGATCATATGGTAAATGCTTATATAATGTACCATCACCTTGAACAGTAGTGTGATAAGGACCTGCCTTCCAATTATGTCTACTAGCAGTCCAATGCAAATAAATCTGTTTATTTAAATTGCCACCATTTGAAAAACTAGGAAGTCCACCACCTTGAGACATAAATTTAGACTCAGGTGCAAAACTAGGCATAACATTCTGAGACTTAGGTTCTTTAAAACCCTTTCCTGGATTAAATCCACCTTGGAATCCATTCACCATTCCACCGATGTCAAATCCTTGACTCTTCGCTTCACCCATCCTTTTAGAAGTTAGGTGGGGTTGTGTTTTTGTTCCAGGAGTATTAAGAGGAACGACGAAAGCTCCCCCATTTGCCTTTCTAGCAACATATTCACGTCCGTGTCCGATAAACGAGGTCGATCTCCCCCCGTCCAGTGATACGGGATATCCTGATTGTGGTCCATTAATAAATCCTCCTGATGCTCTTTGGGGTAGTAGATTTACTTTACCACCTTTAGAAAATCCTTCAGGTTTATTTGCTGGTTCTTGACCATCTTCTACTTCGGTAGCAGTAGTTTCACCGTCTTTGAGATAGTTATATGCTTTAACTCCAGCAAAAGTACCCGCTGCTGCAAGTCCAAGAGCTAAACCTCTACCTAATAGTCCTCTTCTTCCTTTAATAAGATTATTACGAAAGAAAATTAATACGTTACCAAAATCGGTAATAATCCTAGTTGGATTGGCTAACCAGCGAAGACCTAATAATAGTGTTCCAAGTCCTGTTAATCCTCTTACAAGTCCCCCTATTCTTTCCCAAGGACTAGAATCATCTGATAATAAAGTGTATAATCCTTCAATAGTATTAACTACACCAAATTTTGCTACATCAAAGATGAAAGTTACTAACTTAGAGATAGCGTCTATGATATTTTTTACTTTCTCTCTATTAGCAGGATCTCCCAACCATTTTAGAGCAGGGATTATAATAGCAACCTTTAATAACCCACCCAACATTTTCATCAACCCCTCTATAAAACTAGGGGTTTTAAACATTTCACCTATTGATCCACCAGTCTTCTTTTTCTGCTTCTTTGCTTTTGTATATTGAGCATCAAAGTCTTTTCTAGTTGCGGTTGACGCATCTAGTCGTGCAAGTTGTATTTTTTTTAGATCACCAAGAATTTTTCCAATAGAATTTACTGTTGCACCTAAATTATTGACAGCAATAGTGTTTTTATGGATTGCTTTTACAGAAGCATTGGCACCATCTCCTCCAGATGGATCCTTTACCTGTACAAACTTGTAGAAATTAATTTTTGTGCTTTTTTGTATAGTTGCCATTATCGCATTCTAGTTTGCAAAGATGTAGGAGTTGCTTTCACAACACCTCCCCCAGTATTTATTGGTACTGCTTGAGGAATAGGAACAACCTTTTCTATAATCATAGGAATAGGAATGAACTCCATAGTCTGCTCCATAGCATACCTAGCAGAAATACCACCCTCTCGGAATGCTTGTTGAGTCGCATTCTGCACTACACCAAGTGCCTCAGGATTAACTCCTAATTCCGACGCGATCTGTCTCAAAGAACCTATACGATCATTACCAAATGCACCAGTGACAGATTTAATAATACTACCCATACCAAAGTTATTGGCAATATTACTTACTTGAGGACTAATCATATTAAGTCCACCTTGTAAAGCACCTCCAAAGTTTCCACTTATAACATTCGATGCAATACCTCCAAGAGGACTATTCATAAAATTACCAACTTGACTCATAACCCCACTTACGCCAGGAATCATTCCTAACATCGACATAGGATTACCAGTAGCAAGTGTATTAATACCTGCCATGATAGGTGCAGCACCAGGAATAAAGGATGCAGCAGTTCCAAGCACCTGCCCAACTGGACTTTGCATAACACCACTGACTGCATTACCTACACCTTTAAAAGCATTACCAACGTTTTTAACTACACCACCAAGGAACATTTCTTGTTGGGGAACTTCTTGTCCTGTAACTTCTTGGAATGTATTTGGTCTATGTAAAAACTCCCAGATTGCAGGACCAGAATTCCATACAGCACCAATAGTATCAAAGATTGGTTTGATACCTTTGTCATAAACATACCCTGGAAGGTTACTAACAATTTTCCAGGTTTCATCAATTGCCTTGATAGCAGGTTCAATATATCCCATGATGGGATCAATAATCATCTGCCCAATTTCTTTTGTTTTTGCTATTGCTTGACTAATCTTTTTGCTAGTTGCAGCACCAACAGATTTCAACATCTCAGGAATCTGTGTCAGTGGTGCTCCAAGCATCACTAACAATGAACCCAACTTGCTAATTGCTTCTCCTGGTCTGAATCCTACTACAGCATCTCGGATTCCTTCAACTAAACCTCTGACTTTATTAAATGCCCACGAAACTGCTGCTTCAGCAGAAGTTTTAATAATGGACATCAAAATAGGAGCACCCTCAGCAAAAATTTGCCCAAGTCCTTTAGCACCAGATAAGATCGTGTCAAAGATAACTTTGACTAACTCTTGTGGACCATTAACAACATATTTTTGAAAGGCTTCCCACATTGCTTCACGCCATGGTTTCGAGACTTCCATCATATGAGTGAAGAAATCTGCTGCAGCACCACTGGCATAATTCCACATGTTCATCATAGAGCCCCAGGCACTACTCATAACATCTTGACCGATGTTTAGGAATGTTTCCCAGGCACCTGCCCAGAAATCTCCATTCATAATATAGTCATTCCAAAGAGTTTTTATACCACCAACAAGTTTCTTGCCCATAGCACCAAGGTCGGCACCTAAGTTTGCCTTACCTAGCATCAGGTCATATAAGTATCCACCGATTGCCTCACCTGCAATGCCACCAAGCATTGCACCAACAAATGCACCTAAAGGTATTGTAATGGGTGCTGCAGGACCACCCAGAGCACCTATAGCGCCACCTGCCCAACCACCTAAGAATGTACCAATACCATCACCAACACCCATCATGAGCGATTTGGCGATAGACTCACCCATGATCCAATTTAAGGCAGCAGTCAGTAAACCACTTATAAGTGGTAACTTAAATGCACCAATTAATTTCTTTAATCCTGTTACACCACCTCTTCCGATAACTTTCAGGAAGAAACGATGCGTTGCCCTAGTTATATTTTTACCACCATATTTAAAAACCTGTCCAGTAGCTTTCTTACCAACCTGTTCACCAGTTCCTTCAAGAGATTCTTTAGTGGCAACCTTTCGTGCTTGCTCTAATTGGAAAGGAGATAGTTTAGGACTAGGTTTTACTGTTGGTTTTACTGTTGGTTTATTTGCTGTTGGTTTTTGAGTAACCCTTCCTTTTTTATCAACTCTTGGTGGGCGATCACCTCGCCTTCCAAGCATATCGACCAAACCTAGAATATCACTAATTAAACTGAATGGATTCATCAGGTATTTCAACCCAATGATCCCCAACATTATTTTACCAAGACCACCCAATCTGGATATAAAGGATCCATTTGGATCTGTTAAATCGGCAAATCCATTTAAGATATTTTCAGTAAATCCCTTCGCCCAACCAAATAACTTGTCAAAGACAAACTTAGTCTTCTCTAAAAATTCTTTTAACTTATGTTTATTATTTTCGTCTCCAACCCACTTAAGTACTTCTCTAGTAATAGCAAATGTAGCTATCTTAAGTAAAAATTGTCCAATAGGACCTAAGAACTTCTCTACCCAACTAAGTCCAGTTTTAGCAACTTTCTTTATTTTACTGCCAAATTTAGGTTTTTCTTTTGCTAACTTCTTCTGCTCTACAGCATCTTCCGCTGCAGAATCTAATTCTCTTCTTTCTCTACGACGTTCTGCTTGTGCCCTTGCTCTATCATCCTTTATCTGAGCAATAGCAATCTTCTCAAAATCAGAAATAACAAATCCTATTGACGATACAGTAGAACCCAGTCTATTAACTGCTAGTGTTTGTTTTCTTGCAGCAGCTGCTACTGGATCACCTTTTGTCAGTGTTCCAGGATTTACAAATTTATAGACTTGTAATTTAGCCACTAGATCTTTGCTGCTCCTTCATTCTACGTTCCTCTTCTTTTAGGAATGTTACCAACATATTGACATATATCTCCTTCTCCCAAGGCATCAAATTATCAATATGATCAATATTCCATTTATGATGATGCATTAATGCAAAATTACCTTCATAATAAGAACGGAGATTTGTGTGAAGGAGTGCTATGCGAAAAAACTCGCTAATCCCTCAAGTTCAACCTCACTATCAACTTTAGTATTTGGATTGGTAACTGTCACTTTATGCGACAATTTAGGCATTTTTTCAAAAAATTCCTGAATCATACCAAATTGCTTACTACTTAGTTGATCAAAAAATTCTAGTAGTTCTTTTTTAGGAACAGTAGAACAATCATAAACTTGATTTGCATCAGAAATTGTTTCTACACAACTTGCTGCCATATCAAAAACTTGATCAATACCACCACCTTCATCAGAAAAATTCATAGAAACAAATGTTTCAAGACTGGGGTATCCCATTGTAATAGCAACTTCATCAGAAATTTTGATATCCTTTTTATGTCCTCTAGTTTTTACAACTTTGATTTCATCTAAAGGAATAGAGACAGTTACAGTTGTCTCTTCATCATCAGGACAAGTTACAGAAACGTCCACTGTTTCACCAACAGACTTTGTTCGAATTTGTAAAAAAACAAATTCAATATCAAATGTGGCAAGTTTTTCTACATCCGCAATATCTGTACATTCTTTGATGATGTCTTTGATTGCGGTAACAATGCTATCTTGCTCACCAGTTTCTGTAGCGAGGAGAAGAAGTTTTTCTTCTTTTACCAAAAAGGGTCTAAAATTTACCGTTCTACCATCAGAGGGTAGTTTTAGTTTGTACTTAGGTACATTTAACTTAGGTAATGCCATAGAGATTCACATCAGTAATTGTATTTAGGCAAAATTCCCAGATGATAGTGGGAACCCAGAAAATAGATTACTAGCAAAATCAGAACTATTCCTTGAAGTTTCTTTATCTGTATTATTATCACGTCTGGCAGGAACAGTAACTGATCTCAATAGACCAGGATCATCGAACTTACCAGCAGTAAAGAAACGATACCTCTCATAATAAAAACCTACATTTAAAGTCATTGACTGAGCTTGAGCATTATTTAATTGAACAGAACCAATATTATATGGATATAAATTCTGAAGTTCCCATGCAGCAGTCAATTGATACTTTCTTGCTAACAAAAGACTTGCACCTCCATTTTGTCTTATAGCACGAATCATCTTAGGATCACTAACTGCTATATCTCCACCACCTCTTTCCCATTTGTAAATATACATTCTGGGACAAGTATAATCTTGATAATACCTTGTATATTGCTCACTATCACTCGCCATCATAGTTGTCCATCTCTCAAAGAAATTTCTTGAGTATTGAGAGCGTGGCATTCTAAAGTTTATACTAATCTGACTGTATGCTGTATTTGTTGCATACTTGAATGGTGCTCCAACATAAGGTGTTTGTGCAGTAGTAATCTGTTTGCTTGGAAGATTTACAGTATCTGCATAAAAATCAAGCAACCAATCTAAATCGCCTGTCTCAACTTGCATCCTTGGACTTGCAACATTACCACTACCTTGACGCATCATAGGTGGTGTAGAAAATCTTACAGAGAATAAGTTGGTAAAACTAATAGAGTTGTCTCTGCCTTTAGTCTGAGACAAAAACTCCTGAAATGAATTATATCTTGCGTTCTGTTTATTTGGGATGCCCATTAGATTTTAAGTTCTTTCTCTGTGATTAACATAAATTCCCAACCATTATCTATACAAAACTCAGTTGCTGCTTTCCACTTTGCTTGATTTACAGCATAAGTCACAACTTCATTAATATATCTCTTAGTATTTCGTTTTTGAGTTTTTGGTTCTTTGGTTTGTTTAAAAGGTTTCACTTCGACCAAATATTTTTTCCTTGCAATTTTTACATAAAAATCTGGAAAATATCTATGTCGTCTTCCATCGACAGGAGAAACATAAGGAATAATAATCTCTTCACTACCCCATTCCTCTACAGAGGGAGTAATGTCGCACCATTTCATAAATTTATACTCCCAAGAGGAGCGATACACCACATTATTTGAATCACCTTTGTACTTCCTCGGAAAGGAAACACGATACTTACCTTGATATCTCATAAATACATAGAGGTCACATAGTATTTAGGGGTTATCTTGGCAATATATCGTTACCCACTACAAGCACCCGTATCAGGTAAAAAGGCAGTAGATAATCCTACTCAGATGGTTGACTATGTAATGTTTCAAAGAAAAAGAATAAATTATGATGACAACAGTACTAGTTATTATGGTTTAAACGTTCCTAATAATAAGGTTTCTGTAAAAAAGAATCGAGAGCGAGTATATATTGCTATGCCGCAAAACATTCAAGCAGCATATTCACCAACATATCGTAAAGTTGATATGGGTGTTGCTGGAATGGCAATGGCAGAAGGTTTGCAGGCATCAGGTGTTGAGGGTATTGTTGATGCATTACAAACAGCAGCAAGTTCGGCATTACCAGAATTTACAACTGGAGCACTAGCACAAGTTGCTCAGGGTGCTGCCAATGCCTTAGGATTAGCAGGTAATGCGGATACTAATGCACTACAAGCATTAACTCAGGGAAAGATATTCAATCCTTACTCCGAACAACTGTTCAGCAATATGAACTTTAGGACTCATAATTTTACATTTAAAATGTTTGCCCGTAGTGAGAGAGAATCTCAAGAAATTCACAATATTATTAAATATTTGAAACAAGGTGCTTTACCGATATATGGAGATGCCAAAAAGGGAAAACCTGCTCGCTTCTTTGAGGTTCCTGATAAATTTGACATTAAATTTGTTCGTTTAAGTCCTGATGGTAAAAAAATGGGTGATAGTGAAGATCTTCATTATAAGATGCATACATCAGTTTGTACTGGAATTGATGTGAACTATACTCCAGATGGTCAATATAATGCTATCAAGAATAACAATCTTGGTACTGGAGATGATAAACCCCTACAAGTTCCTGCAGTCAATGTAACTATTAGATTTACAGAAACTCAACTTGTAACTCAGCAACAAATTTCAGAGGGATTCTAAAATGGCAGGATATTTTTCTTATTTTCCTAATGTATATGTTGGAGAGGGTGTCAGAGACGACGAGGCATTTAAATATCGCCTGGTTAAAAATATTTTTAGAAAAGTTAGAGCAAGACCCGATCTAAATCAATACACAACTCTTTTTGAGTCGTATT